CCAAGTGAAACCATATTTAAGTGCTTCACAAGTCATAAAACCGTCACCTAATAGCCAGGTAAGTAACGGTGAACCAACATAACAGTTGGCGGCGTCTATCGCTAAACCCCACCCGTGGTCACTGTTGCCTGGTGTCGAAGATGGTGCCTTACCTGGTTTCAAATAGTAAACCTTGCCCTGCCAAATACGGGTTACCTGTGGAACACGGCCCATATCGGTAGTCGAATATCGGTCATTGAACATGGCTAACTGTTGGGCATAACTACGGTATGCACCCACCTGGTTAAGTGTTAAACCGTTGAAATATGCGGCGAGTTGTAAACAGTTCCATGCTGTAGCGGCGTGCTTTTCTAGTTTGCCTTGCGGTTTTTGGATAGTACGCAGTACGGCGTCAACCACATAACCGTTTTTTTGACCTGTTAAATCGGTTGGCATAATGATGGGCAACACAGGGTATTTGGTCATTGTCCCTTTTTCTTTAGGATTGGTTCCACTGGCTTATTGTTTAGGGCCGCCATACCGTTGCCTACCGAATAGCCAACAATCATTGTGATAATTGGTAAACCCTGGTCTTGGTCAATAGAACCAACAGCGATAAGTACGGTCATGCAAACAAGACCAACTAACGCTATGAGGGCTTTAGACGGGTTAAAAGTCATGCCCAAATCCAAATCCATATAGCAACGATTAGACCCATGAGAATGGCTAGCGTTTTCATCAGATAGGCCCGATGTCTTCGACTATAAAAGAGGCAATACGGGTAGCAGTTCTTGCAAGGGCTGGTGTTCCAGTTGTTACACCTACTGAAGCGGCCCCAACTAAAGTGACGCTACCAGCAGAAAAACTTTGAATGGTTGTCACTGTCAATGCTGAAACAAGTTTCGTGACTGCCGATGTTGTTTGTAAAACTGCTACTGCATATGCGGTTGAAGCGGCGTTTGTTAATTTGATGGTGATAATGCTTTCAGTACCGGCAACCAAAGCACATTCAACCGCAGGCTCAAAATAGGTAATTTTGTAGCCACGGTTAGCAACCGCTGTAAAAGTAACCGACATACCAGTGGCAATGGTTGAAGTTGTACTTAAGTTTTGTGCTGTTGGCGATGTTGCATACGCCATGATTCCACGAGGGAAACGGTTTTGCTGTGCCGCTGTCAGGATTGCGCCTGAAACAAAATCTGTGTTTGGGTTAGTTGCCATGTTGTTTTCTCCTTAGATTGTTTAGACGCCTAATCGGGAACTATCCAAAACGCCAAATACTGTGCTATTTAGCGTAAAATTATTGTAATAAGTTAATGGGGTCATCAACATACTGATATCAGTTTTGTCGGGTGTGGCGTTAAATGTGATTTGTTCAGGCCAGTAATAGCCTGTAACAGATGAGCCACCAGGCGGCGTGTAACGGACTTCCACAAATTTAGTATCAGAAAAGAAGTTGTTTAGAAGTTGCAAAGGTGTAGTGCCTTGCCCAACATCGTTAAAACTGATGTTCAACATAACGGTTTCAGGGTCGCTAAAAGTATTGGCGTACCATTCCGCTGTTTCAGATACTTTGTTACTTTGTGCTGTTGTGGCTGTAAAAGTTCTAATGCCGTAAGTAGTTAATTCTGCGCTGTTTTTAGTTGAGGTACTAGCAGAACCTGTCACCGTTGCCTGCGTATAAAAAAGGCTGTTGCTGGCCGCTTCGACACGGACTAAATTTTGATAGCCGATTTGGGGAAAACCTACAGTACGCCCAATGGTGAAATTTGTGTCAATAATGTTTTGAAATTCGCTAGGTGGATAATAAAGAAAGTTGCCGTTTTCGTTTGCCACTACGCCACGGTCACCAGCAATAATTTCGTTAATTCGTTGGTTGGCGTTAGTAGTAAATGTCCCTGTTGACATGTTTGTATTAGTCAAAAATTGAGTAAAAATTACTTGTGGCAACAAAACGCCTATTTCTTCTATTTGGTCGTTGACGCTAACCAAACTTTGATTTTGGAAATTTGCTTGGCCTGCTTGAAGCATTGCGTCATTTAGGCTTACAGTCATTGTGCTGTTAACGCCGTTGCCTGGGTTGTCATCAAAAGTTCTTGAAGTGACACGGCCAACAAATAAAAGTTTTTCGCTTGCACCAGTATCGGTTGAATACATATAGATTTCGTCATTAACAGATACATAAGTTTCCAAGCCACCATAGGATTTCATTGTGATATTGGCGCTGTTACCCGAATACGGCGACACTGGCGTGGGTCGACCTTGTGTAAAATTTAATGACATTACATATTGCGTAATATTCAAGTCAGTTTGCGTATGGTTAATTACTTTCCATGTCAATTTTGGCATTACATCGCCCTGATGTTTACTGGCACTGGGCCTGATATTCTGACATACCTTTGCAGGGCCGCCACTACTGCGTTGGGGTCTGCGCCTTGCACATTTATTGTGATGTTTGCACCGCCACCCATACCACCGGCACGGTTTAACGGTATGACTGCTTCAGGGCCTTTTTCTCCGATAAGCGCCAGTGTCGGACTTGTAACAATGCCCCCGTTTGCAAGGTGAGGCATATCGGGTATATCAAATTCTTTACCACCAAAAACAGGTACCCAACTAGGAATTTTAAAATGGAAAGCGCCGATAGTGCTGTTCCACATATCCGATACTGCGTTAAATGCGGCTTTGAATGGTGAAGTAATAACACTGGCGATAGTGCCAAAAATGCGACCTACCATAGATACAAGAACACCAACGATTTTGATTATTTTGTCTTTGAAAGTAATAACAGCAAGAACAGCCAAACCGAATGGGCCAGTGAAAATGGCTAGCAATAGTTGCCAATGGTCTTTTACCCAATCAAACACCCATTTGATTGCACCCCAAAGAATGTCGAAACCTTTTTTTAATCCTTCGATAGCAATACCAAAAATGTTGAATTTGGCTTGCAGGATTACTAAAGCGGCAACAATCGCAATAATAATGCCCACGCCTGTAGCAACCCATAAAGCGGTAAATGATGTGGTTAGGACAGCGTTAACAGCGGCCGTGATAGCCGTTAAAGCGTTCCATGCGGTAATGGCGGCATTAGTCAACCAAACAGCGGCGGCAATGCCACCAATGACAGCGCCAAGAGTTACAACCAAACCAACATGGCTACTAATCCAATTACCCATAGCCGTAAACGCTGGCAATAATTTGTCAATAATTGGCATGACAGCGGCGCCCACAGATTCTTTAAATTCGCCCATTTGAATACTAAAAGATTTCATTTTGCCTGAAGCAGTGTTAGCGGCAGTCGAAGCCTGACCTTTAAAAGTTTTACCCAATGCGGCAAAAACTTCGTCGGTGCTAGCGCCGTTTTCAATCAGGCTTGCCAGGGCAGGATCAAGTTTCTTTAACGGGCCTAGTTGCCCGTTAAATGCTTTTGATAAGGCGTCAGATACGGCCCCTAAGTCTTTGCCAGTACCAGCAGAGATATCTAGCGCCAAAGTCATTAACTCTTGGGCTTTGGTGACATCGCCAGTACCACGGACAAGTTTGTCTAACGCTGGCCGTAACTCATCGTCGGATACGGCGGCGGCAATACTGGTTTTGGTAATGAAACTTTCAACTGACTTTATTTGGGCGTCAGTGGCACCAGTGGTGTTTTGTAGAGTCTTTGCTAATGCCTGGGCGGCTTTGTCGTCTTCCATGAACGCTTTTACGGCGTCACCGCCAAAGTCTGCTAATACACCTAAAGCGGCGGCGGCCGGTACTGCGGCTTTCTTAATAGCAAATTGGGCTTTTTGCCCTGCGGTTTCTAGGTTTTTAAATTCCCTAATGGCTTTGTCAATGCCTTTACTATTTAATTCTGTGACTATCGGAATTGAAATAGCCATTAAATCACCTTCATATGTTTGTTAACACTTGCCATGATTTCTTCAATCAACTTACGCATGTTTGCTTGCAGTTGGTCATCTGCCCGTTCATATGACGCCCACATGACACGGCTAGGGCTACCAAAACGGGCGCCCAAAACAGTTATCATTTGCTCACCTTGTGGCGTTTTGGCACGGCCTGACAAGTCAAATAATGCGGCCGCTTTGCTGTTCCATTTCAAGCCAAAAGTGTTTGCTTTAGTTTTTTTGCCTGAAACAAACGGTTTGATTAACTTGGCTTGCTTGGCACCGTCCCAGGGCAATAAGTCTGTGGCTTCATCAAAAGCACGGCTGAAATTATCACGCTGAGTTCCTCGGCCTACTAGGCGTGAGGTTTGCCCTTTGGCTTGCGCTTTTTCCTGTCCACCAACACTGTATTTGCGTTTCCACCCTGACATTGGGGCGCTACTAGGCAAATGTGATTGGGCGTCTTTTACTATCGGTTCCACAATGGCGGCATATTGCCGTGTAATTTCACGGCGATAAGTTTTATCGACACCATTTAAATAAGCCAACGCCTCTTTAACACCAACAACCGAAATAGTAGTGTTGCCGTTAGCCATTTCATTTTCTGCTTTCGTTCAGTACCTTTATGACCGTCGCTAGGTCATTGGTATCAAACTCTACTTGCTGTGGCCAGTACCCTGTCGCTACTACAACTTGTGCTAAAGCGTATCTGTAGGTACTGGCACGGTAGGGCGTTCAGGCTCATTGTCGACAACCTCAAGCAACACCAGGCGCTTAATGAAATCGTCAAGTACTACAGGCACAGTGACATTGTGCTGTTGGCATGCCTGGTGTGCAAGATACGCCAAATCTTCAATGCCGATACCGCTGGCCATGTCGCTGGCTTTGCGTTTGAATTTGCGTTCCCACGAAACGATGGTGAAAAGGTTGGTAGATACTTCTACAGGGCCTTCGCCCTGGTCGACTCTTAAAGTTAGTTGCATGTCGGGCCTTTACTGTTGTAGTTGTTAAATCAAGAAACAACGGTGGTTAAAACGCCACCCTTAAAAGTAATACTGATGGTGCTTAATTCGCCCATAGTTGCGTTAATAACTGGCTAAGACTCAAGATACGCCCCTACCAATTCAAAGCGGGGTTCCGTGGGGCTGGCAGTGGTCAAGCCTGCAACAGTGTTGGAAACTTTTACCGTGGTGGTCGTGCCAACTAATGCGGCTAAAGTTGCGTAAGTTTCGGTGGCCGCATAGGACATGTACAGGTCAAGCGTGATTTCTTGGTTGTAAAGACCAGCAACAAAAACACGGCTGGTGGAACCAAACGCTGTTGATTCCAAAGCCTCAGCCATATTGGTGACCGTGGCGCTGGTGCATTGGTCGGTCAAAGAAACGCTGTTAACCAATACGCCTGGGTTGGAAAGGTATGTCGAAGTTGCCATGGGTTAATCCTTCTTTGTGTGTGCTTTAGTTTTAGCAGATTTTTGGGCTACTTTGTCGCTAACAATTTCGTCAGATTCAATAAACCCGTGGGCTAGTAACGCTTCAATGTTGGTACCTGCACCAGGCACAAACTCTGTGCCAACAATGCCGATTTTGTCGCTAATAATTTTGTATTTCATTTTCACCCTGCTTGTGCTTGTACATCTATGGATAGGTCATAGGCGGCAAAAGTTTGACCGCCAATCGGAATGTAACCAGGGCGCCCCGATTTCACGGCGACATTCTTAGCCAAAATGCCAGCAGACATGCTTAAAACATTGCGTAAGCCGTCAAGATTGCCTGGCCCTAGTGTTACTACTTTTACCGAAAAATTCATGGTAACGATGTTGTAGTTGTAGCAATCAAAACTGGGGGCGTCAATAAAGACACAAGGCGGGTTGATTTTCTCAGGGTCAAAAACAACCCGTAGCCCTGTGATGGTTGCCAATGTTGCCGCTAGGTCGTCTATGGCCTCATTAAACAGGTCAGTGTAAACAGTCATCAGGCAACCGCTGGCCGTGGGATACCGGCTAACTGTTTGATTAGCGGCGACAGGCCCGATACTGCGGCGCTTCCCATGTCGCTAAAACTTGCGAATTGGTCGATGGCGCCACGCTGGCGGTAGATACTGCCGCCCATCATAATGGTTGCTAATTCGACATCACCGCTGGGGGCTGTGGTTAATGAGTCCGTATATC